TAACCTAATGCCTCCCAAGAAGAAAGTACCGGAAGGAGAAATGACTGCTCCTGAATTGCGTAAACTAATCCGTGCCCATAACAAACTCACCAAGATCACTATACCCAAAGGTACAGACCGTGAGGGGATTATTAAGATTATTGAAAAGAATGGATATAAAGTAAATCACCCAAAGAAACGACTTGACGCACAAGTCAAGAGAGGTAAACAAATTTCAATGAAGAAGGCGGACGAGGTATTACCCAAACCAAAGACCAAAGAACAGAAAGCAGTCGAGAAGAAAGCGAGAGATATGAAAAAGAAAGATAAAGAGGATAAGATAAAAGCAGAAGGTGTTAGACAAGGTGCTGCATTACAGCGAGTTGTTGCTAAACGAAAAGCAGGTAAGTTAAAGGATTTAAAAATAGATACTAAACAAACATTTGATACTGTCAAGAAATTAGAAACCTTCTTTAATAAACAACTTGAAGTATTTAGAAAGAAAAAACTTTTACCTTTTGTTAATAAAATAAAAGCAATGACGGATATTAAACAAATACAAAATGAAAGAAAGGAATTAAGAAAATTTGGTGAAAAAAATGTATTAGATATCTTGGAAACCAATGACGAGTTATTCGAAGATAAAGAAGAAAAATATGAAGAGTTAGAAGAAAGATATGATAATACAATTGAAGCAAGTATGAAAAAAGTAGCAGAGAGGATTTCTGAATTAAAGAAGTAATTATTTCTTTATAGGAAAACAATAATATCCATTCTGTTCGTCATTATCAATAATCCTTAATCTTAATAATGCTGTAAGACAATTCAAGAAATATATATGATCTTGTCTGTATATAGGTTTATTTTCTTTCTTTCTTAAAAATATCATATTGCAATAATGAATATACATTTTAATTTGTGATTTAATTGGTACACCTTTACTTTTATAAATTAATTCTTCACCCTGATTTAAATATTTATTTAATGTTTTAAATTTGGATAATGGATATGAACTAATTAATAATCCTTTATAATAAAAACATATCGAACCTTCTGAACCATTATAAATCATTTCTATATTTAATAATATATAATAATAACCTTTAAATCTTAATAAATGATAATAATATACCTTAAATATGGTAATAAATCAAGAATTATGTGTTAAATATACTTAAAAGAATAATAAAATCGCGATTTTATGTCTTTAAATAGGTATAAATAGGCATTATATTAGATTTAAAGGGTATTTTGACCTTATTTATTGTTATTTAGTATCATAATATAAGATTAAGCAATAGAACAGAACCCATTCATACTTGGATTGACTTGAATTTCTTCTTCGACTATATCGTCCATTGAACATTCACTTTCAGTTTCACTTTCTTCTTCTGAATAATCAGGGTCAATTGATTTTTGATATTCTTCTTCAATATGTTTAATCACATTCAATAAATCAACTTCACCTCTCTTTGCGAGAAAAGATTTAAGTTCTTCAATATCAACACCTTGCATTTATAATATATAATATATTTTAAATTTGAGAAATTAACTTATTTTTTTTGTTGTGCCCCCATAACTTGTTGAGCAATGTTTGTTGGGTTCGATACTTGTTTACTTATTTTATATATTACAGCACTATCATTATTTACTCTTGAAAAAGATTGATTGGGGTCGTGTATACTTGTTGTGATACTTGTTATCTTTTTCTTTTTAGTTATTGTGAATACATAATCGCTTTCACTACTAAATATGAAATCAGTACTTGAATATTGTTTATCACAAACTGCGACAACAGGTAATTTTGCTTCATTATCTTCTCCTCCTAAATAATGAGGTTTATCAATGATATCACTTCTTATACAATAATATGGTTTCAACATTTTTCTTGGTAAATTTGGAGCATATAATTTAATTGAAGTCGCTCCTTGTGTTATAGCAGGACTAAATTGTTGTCTTGATAAAGAAGCATTTACATATGTTGGGTCTGATCCCACCAATGAAGGAGTTGGTATCTGTGTTGTAAAATATACTGCTCCAAATTGATTGACAATAAAATTTCTACTATCAGAAGGCAATATATCTGCATTCGTTGTTGGTACACTTAATAATCCTTTATTTGTATTATCAATTCTTTGTAATCTATTATTATCGCTTGTTGTTGTTGCTTGAACAGAATTATATGTCCAACCAAGAATACCCCATAATCCGGTTGAAAATTGTTCTTGTGTATATCCAAAGTCGCTGATATATATACCGCAAGGACTGTCGATAATAGACCAAGGTGTGATATTTCTATTCATTAAAGATATTTTTCTTTCTGTATTTATTGGTGTCGCGGTGGGGTCAGGATACCCTGAACCATTTGGTGCTGGATATGGATAATCAACTTTAAATTCTCTATCATATGGTCTCAAATCAGGAGAGTATACATATTGATTAATTCTCTTATTTAATTTATAAACAACTTGTGCCGCTTTTTCAGTATTATCACCAGGCATTGCATAGGCAGAAATAGTACCACTATCTCCTGCTCCATAATCGGTTTGACCGGTAAACTCTGCTGTGTGTAAATTTTGAAAGAAAAACCTTGCTTCACTTGGGTCATATGATAATGAAGGGATATTTGCTCCTACATAATTCTGTCTTAATTCTTTACCAGTTTCTGTTGCTGTTTGGTCTGCCTTTGACGCTTGTATAATTCTATTCTTATCTCCTATCCCCCAAAAATTACAATTACCAAAATCTTCTTCTAATCGACCATTGAATGCAATCATATATGCCGAACCATAACAACCAAATGACCAATCATATCCAATCCTTCTGTTTGTTGTAATATCAACATTATTCAATGTAAATATTTTTTCATTAATACCTCCAATTAAATCAGGGTGTAATTCAATATATTCAAGACCTATAAGGGGGTCAGGGTCTGTCCATTTAGTCGCGTAACCATATGATAAATCAGTCGCGTCTGAACCGTCTGTATCCTTATCAGCATTTTCTTTTTGATAATAAAAGAATACAGGTAAAGATTGTCTACTCGAAGGTGGTGGTGTTAATCCATAATCTCCGTCATTACCAAGTATTGACGAACCGTAATTATTATTTGACATATGAAGATATCTCATATTATCAACTGAATTTCTTACACCATTATGAATTGGTTGTATTCGTTGAGCATTAAAATTACTAAATAATTCAGGATATAATCCTTGTGCTTTAAATAAATCGGCAAATTTCTTTCGGTCGCTCCATAATATTTTTGTCTTTAATTTACTTGTTGTTCTATTAGCAAGAATTACCGTCTCCCCTATATGATAACCTTGTCCTGCTGGTGGGTTCGCCTCTTGTCCTGCTTCTCTTATTTCAGGTCTCTTACAATACATATTGTAAAATGAACTTTGATAATCAAACACTCGTTGATTTGACCCAACCGCTGCACCCTCATTATGTTTTGCGTATTCTGTCCAGGCGTCCTTACTCATTGTTCTGCTTGAAGCACATAAGAATGGTTTATATGTTGGACTTTCTGCTGTTGCTGATAAATAATGGTCTACCTCTTGAAATCTACTTTCAAATATTTTTGGAGTATCTTGTTTTTTTAATATTGAAGTAATTTCTTTACCAATATTTTCAGGTGAATTAAATCCTTCTGAAACTTTAATATCAATTTTATTTCTAAAAGTTCGATATTTTAAATGTGCTGGTTCTGTTGCAGCAACGCCTCTCACCGGTAAATTTGGTATAAATGTATTCCCATTATCTTTTGTTATTTCTGCCCTTAAATAAAATGTATGTTCTACTGCTCTCATTAATGTATATCGAGAACCGTCTTGTTTTAATCTATGAAATCCACTTGTGGTTGTGGTGTCAACAGAAGTATCAATGTACATATAATCTTCTGAACAAAATTGTCCGTCTATGACTTCAAAATTAGTTCTACCTAAATCATTGATATCATTTTTTAACCAATTATCTGCCCAGTATTTAACAAGTTTATCGTCGCCTGTTGAAGCGTCTGGTAGATCCCACGCCCAACGCCTCGGCATAAATATAGAAGTACCGTCTCCTCCTGCTGTCTTATAAAATTCACAAGTTATTGTTGTATCATTGTCTTTTGGTATAAAGGTATGTGTGTCCTCCTCGCTTAAATATTCTTGAAAATCTGTAATTAATCTTATCCCTGGTTGGTCAATTTCAACTTTAAAGTTTGGACTTTCTTTTGTATATGTTATTGTCTTTTCAGTATTCATTGGTCTCCCATTCAATTCGATAGTGTCAGCACCAGCACCTATTTCAGATATATATGCCCCTTGAACTGAAACTCTATCTCCAACATTTAATTCAAAACCTTGACCCAATTCATTTGTAAATAAAGCAGGATTACTATCATTACCGGATTTTGCTTGAACTGAATGCTGACGATTACAATCAACGATTTGTAAATCAACATATGAATTCATAGGTGTTTGTTCCATTATATTTATATTAATATATTTTATATTTATTTTATACTTAATATTTGTTTTAAAATACCGACTTCTTTACCCTCATATGGTGATTGGTCTGTATCAAAATTAAATTGTTCTTTATCCACAGTATTGCCGTCGTGAGCAACACAAATCATACATAATAAAATTTCAGTTAATCCAACATTTTTATTTTGTTCTTGGATCATATTTACACCTTCTCCTTTTGAGTTCTTTACATATCCTCCCATTGACTTCCAATATTTTTTGGTATAACACATTGTCGCCTCGTGTATCTGAACTTTATGTTCACATTGAATTGAAGTTGTCTTAAACTCTTTTTCAGGATAACAGAATATCATTGCATTCGAACCAACCAATCCATATTTACCGTCCTTTAAAGTATTATAAGAATATTCAATGTACGCCGGATTATATATATCGTCGTCGTCCATATTTATCAAGAATTTACTTGTTGATATTTTAACAAGATTATTTCTTTTTTCTCCAATAGTTCTCTTTTTTTTTGTTCGGTGATAAATCAATTTCATAGGATATAAATCAAGTTGCAATCCCTGAATATTATCTGTAAATGGTTCGGTGCCGTCGTCGTCTATTATTACCTCGATTTTATTATGTGGATATGTCTGTTGTTTTAAATTATGAATAAATAAAGGTAAAAACTTTCTTCTGTTAAAAGTAGGAGTTAAAACAGAAATTTGTGGGTAATTCATTATAATATATAAAATATAAAAAATATAATTATTATACTTACTTCTTCTCTCTTATATGGAGGATACAGACCGTCTTACCTGTGATATCTGTCGCAAGTGTATTGTTTTCATTTACAAGTGATATATCAAACATATTAGATACAAGTTCGTTTGGATTATTTAAGTCCACATATACCCTTTCAGGACTTTCAAAAAAGAGTGCTCCCACAGATTGGTCGGTACCAGTTGAGAACCTTGGAGCAGCATAGATTATCTTTGAACTGGTGGATTGTCCGGCATTATATGATTTAACATTATAATTATTTAATCGAACAAATATATTTGTTGTTGATTTTAGTTCAGGAGTGTCTTGACTTACAAAACTTACAACAGGTGGAGAAGCAGTTGATATTGCTGACTTCTCAACAACTGTTTGACCAGTATATCCAAGAAATACAGCAGCATTCGCTCTGTCTGAATAAAAATCAACCGTATCGTCAACAATAAGTGAATACTCATAATCTTCAAAAGCACCGGAGGCATTAATACCCTTGTAAATGTGTTCCACTGCTCCTGCCGTAGCGTCAAACCTATTAAACTCTCTTGTATCAATTTGTAATCCGAGTGTCTCCTGTAAATTTACAGAATTAAGATATGACCACCAATCATTCGCAGGTCTATCATATTCGAAATTAGATATTGTTCTACCTCCCCATTTATCGATAGTTATTAATGGTTGACTACCTGCTGCTTTACCCTGAATAAATATAAATGGATATAAGTTTCGGCAGGTATCACATAATGGTTTAAATCTTTTACCCTTGGTTGCGTCCGCTCCTGTAATATCAACCATTGTCTCATATTTACTGGTTGCCTCTGAATATAATTCAACCTTTACATTTTCATTTGTAATCGTATATTTTAATTTTGAATATTGTTTTTTCGTTGAATTTGTGCTCCAATCATAATATGCGTCAAAATCTCCATTATCAATATAATTTATATTTTCCATAGATAATGGTTCTGTTGCTTCATATCCTGGGTCGTCTTTATCTTCAACTAAATGATAAGCATAAATACGACGGTTCGAACTTGTACCAAAATCTTGAAATGCTCCAACCATAAAATCACATTCTATTTCAGGATAATAGTTTCTCCCACCAGTACCTTCGGTGCTGTTACCGTTTGGATTATATAATACATTTACACTATTATTTTCTGTTTGACACCTTGTAAGACCAACACCCCAACTTACATTCTGACCGTCCGGTTTTAATCCAGTTAAATCAACTATAAATTCACCACCATTCAAGGCAATGGGTGTATTCTCACCAATTGCTTGATTAAATGATCTTGCTTGTCCTGCTTTACCGGTTGCCGTTAATGTATTACTTGCAGAATTAAATGATAATCCTCCATTCGTCCCACTCGTCCCAAATTTATTTGACCAGGTTGTCGGTCTTGAATTAAGTCCTGAACCATTTGTTCGTTGACTGAATTGTAAGTCCCAACCAAGAAAATCATTTTGACTTGCGTCCCTTTTTGCCGCAGCAGTTGGTATTCCAAAAGTTTCAGGATTTGGTAAACCTCTACTCAATGCCGGTTGAATAAAGTTCGAAGCAGCACTGTCAACTGTTGCCTCTGTATTACCGTCAATACCTAAATCAACATAATGTGCTGCCGAGGTTCTTTTATCTTTATTATCTGCGGTTGCTGCTATTCCAAAATATTGATACCATATTGTTGACGGTCTTAAAGATATCGAACCTTCTTTATTAATTTTTAAAGATTGAACTGCAACCTGTGAATTTGGAGGTATTCTTAAAGGTTGTTCTAAATGATTGTGAAATGAAAAAGGTGCTTGAAATTGACTTTCTCTAACTCCTGATCCTGGGATTTCGTTTGAACAGATTACCAATGACATTTATTTATAATTAATAAAATATATTTTTTTTATTTCATATAAATATAAATAAACAATGAGTGATAAATCGAGCAATAAACATTTATCTGACGAGGCAGCGAGAATTGGGCAAGAATGGGCAAAGGATATTCACAAGGATCTTGTTAAGAAAGGTAAAAGAAGTGAAGACGACGACGGAGAAGAAACTCCTGATATCGTTCAGGAGATTAAAGAGGTTATTCAAGAAGTTAGTGATAAAACTACCGAAGAATAAATTTATATATATTAAGTATATAAATGCCGAAAAAAAATAAAAGTAAACCAATGCCTTCTTTAATTGAAGAAGATATTATAAAACATAAAGAAAATCGAAAAAAAATAAAAGTTAAAATATTTGAACAACCAACACCACCCAAGAAGAAATCAAAATATTAATCCTCCATATCACACATAACTTGGTCAACCTTATCCTCGTCAACTTGTATATTAATCCAACACGCCTCTCTCTTACCTGTACTCTCAATTGTTCTTTTACCTTTGATTGCTCCCTTTGGAGTAAGATAATTTTTGTATTTTTGAGCAGATAAATTAATTTGTGCTTTTCTTAATAATACATTTATTTGAGTAATACTGACATAATCTTTACTATCATTATCCCAACTCTTATCACCAACAAATCTGAACAGTGATAAAAATTTGTCCTCTTCTTTTTCTTCTTCTTTGAAATCATTCATTTCTTCTTTCATACATTCAGGTACTTGTATCCTCTGACCATAATGAGAAAATAAGATTTGAATAAATGCGTCCATTACCTTTGGGTTTTTACACCAAGTTTTGATATCGTCGTCCTTTTCATAAAAATTGCATACATTCTCCATTACCTTTTCTCCGTTATCGTCCATTACATATTCGAACTCGTCATTCTCTTTTTGAATTATCTTTGGTCTTAATAATGGTTTGCCTAATCTGTCGTCGTCTTTATTAAGAAACTTTGAAGGATATCTGAAACAATAACTTGTCTCCTTTGTATCTGCTGGTTCGATAGGAGGTAAATCATTACAGAACATACAAACCCTTGCCTGTATCTTAAAATTAATTTCGTCTTTATGATTGACCCTTGCTTCAATCTTATCTCCTCCTGAACTTAACTTTTTAAGGACATTACCATTGATTTTAAATTTGCCTTGACTGTCCCTTGTGATTTCGTTTGTAAGTAATAATCTCTTGAACTCAAAGGGGACTAACCAAGACAATGCTTTTGCACTATCTGTACCATTATTTTTATATAAAAAGTTTTCAGAATTAGTCGACCTACAATATTCTCCAAAGCAAGTTTCAAGTAATCCAACAAGTACACCTTTACCACAATCTCGTTCACCAATACCAACTCCCCAGTTCTTATCCTCTATATGTCCAGCAACTCCTCTCGCTACATAGTTCAACCAACAATCCATAAGTTCTTTATCATTATTAAAAATTGGATTGAGTATTCTCTTATATACAAGTTCAATATATTCACTATCTCCTTCATTAAAGTCGCGATTGATTTTGATAGTTGTATGAGTTTCTAAATCATAAGGTTCAAGTGAACCTTTTTTGAAATCATAATATCCATTTTTAAAACATAATTTTTGGAGATTACTTGTCCATAGTTTATCGATAAAATCTTCGTCTTCTGTTGGTTCAACAAATTGGAGCATTTGATTGCAGGACTTCGCCATAGTTGAATATGGTTTGAGTTCACCACTTTCTGCCTCCATAAAAATGTTCATATTACCAATTGCCTTAATTAATCCTCTTTTGATTACTTTATCATTTGAAGTCCATACATTATTAACTCTCATAAATATTCTTTCTTGTGAAATAACATAATCATTTTTAAGAGTATCTGTAATATAATCACCACCCTCTTTATCTGAAATTACTGTAATAATATTATCTAATTCTTCAATATCCATAAATTCTTTAATTTTAAGATTAATATCAAAACCTGTTTTCTCTTTTAATTCGATTTTGATTTCAGATATAAGTTCAGTAAAGTCCTCTTCTTCACCGTCCTTTGGATATCCCTTTTGTAAATGAAGTCCGTCGTGAATTAGTGCCCCAACAACACGACCCTTTTGTTTGAGAAAATTAAACATTACAAGAAGACATTTGCATTCAAGGGTTTGAAGAAAATATGACATTGCGGTACCGTCTAAATTATAATAATCTTCACCCTTATTTTTGATTGCTTGTAATCGATACTTTAATAATTCATTTGTACTTAATAGTTTTTTATTATTTATTTTGAGTTCTCTTTCTAAATCGTGAATAATACTATCCTTTAAAATGTCATAATCAATATTATTTTCAACACAATGTTTTTTAATTGAACCATTGTAAAATATTCTAATAAATAAACCTTTACATTGATCTCGTGTTAAACCTTTATCCATAAGTTTCTTGAAGAAAGTGTCTCTTTTCTTATTGAATAAACTTAAAATTTCCGTTTCATATCCTTGTTCTTTGAATACTTGCTCGGCAAGTACTGGGTGGGCATTTACCATATCAAGGTCTACATAATGCTTTTTACATAATGCTGCCTTTGCCTCCCTCCACATTAGACATTGGGTAATTGCTGCTTGGTCAGGTTTCAATGCTTTAATACGAGCACTTAACCTACCAATATCATTGATTGTATATTCAACTTCGACTGAACCATTCTTACCATATTTGAGATATTTCTTTAATGAACCCTTATACTCGTCGTCGAGTATATTACAATGTAAAAGTTTTTGGGCACTTGAAATATCATATTTCTCTCGAAGTGTAAAATTGTCGTTCATATTATTTAGTTTAGATATTTTTTCATAAATCTTATTTTCACTCATTTCTCTCTTATATTATAATATATATTATTTTTTTAAATACTTTACGCATAGAAAATAATTCATTATAATATTCAAATTTTAATTTATTTTATGACTTAAAGACACCATAAAATATAAATTGAAAAAAAAAAGTTAATAAAAATTAAAAGTTTAAAATTATCGATAATTAAATAATCATATTTTTTGATTGTAATAGTTCAATTTTATGCGGATATTTTTCTTTAAAAATGTCCATTCTATCTGTTTTTTTATAATAATAATATTGAGACCTTGCATTTAGATATTCTTTATTATTCTCATATTTCTCTCGTTTCTTCTCCTTATTATGTTCATAATGATTTTTTGCCCTTTGTCTGTTTTTCATTTTAAAATCTTCTGTATCTTTTATCAATTGATATCGTTCTTTTTCTTTTTCTCTTTTCTTTTCATATGCATTTAAAATTCTCTCAATTCTTTCAGTGTCAGTGATTGTCATATTCTATACTATACTATACATTTTTTTTTTTAAATAATTAACGGACTTATATTTTAATTTTCTTTATACTTAATATAAATGCCGTTAGATAAACAGGGTAAACCGATATTATACAAACCTTGGGTCAATAAAACAAATTCTAAAAAGAAATATTTTGTATATGTTAAAGCAGATAATAAAAAGGGATTTAAGAAGATTGGATTTGGATACAAGGGTATGGGACAATTCAAAGATAAGGGTGGGTACTATAAATCACTTGACCACGGAGACAAAAAGCGGAGAGACAGTTACCTTAAAAGAGCAAAGGGTATCAAGAATAAAAAAGGTGAGTTGACTTATAAAGATAAGAATACTGCAAACTACTGGGCAGTCAATTATTTATGGTAAACTTTCAGGTTCAGGTTGTGCTTCAAATACAGGGTGGGGTTCAGGTTTAGGTTCTATTTCAACCACTGTCTCTTTTGGTTTTTCATTACTATTTTCAATAAAAGGTTTTATTTCTTTTAATCCATTACAAATAATGGGTTTTCTCACATTGGGATATTTATCATTAAATTTCTTATTAAACATTTGAATTATATCCATATCAATTGTTGGACTACTTTCGAGTAAATTATCATATTCAGCACGACATACCTTCAAGAAGTCGCGACAAGGTTTTCTCTTTTTATCGTGTAAAGATAATTCAATCTCAATTGCTCTTGATAGTTTACTCCACGCCAATGCTGATATTCTATGACCTTCATATATTTCACTATATCGAAGAAATGACATAAGTGTACCCATTATACCGGCAAGAATATTTAATGTACCAACACCTGCTGAAAATCCTTGTTTATAACCCTCCGGTACATAACTATCTGCGGCGAAATTTGCTGTGCCTGTTAATGTTGATAATATAATTATTGGTATCTGTAAATGGTGGTATTTCTTTTTATATTTTCTTGTGCTATAATTATGCAAATAACCATAACACATTGAAACCTCACCCCATTCAGACAGCAACTCCTCTATCTCTTCACTCCAATCTTCAATATTATCAGGCATAGGACGAGGTGTTTTTAAATCGTTCATTTATATTTTAAGAAAGATAATTTTGTAAATTTTATATTTCATAAATTATAAATGGATATCGAGACAGACAAACCTCCACCGAAACCTGCTGAACAATGTATTCAGTTGTTAAAACAATTAGACAAGGATATGTTTGATATTAAACAAGATATTCTATTTATCAAAGCAAAGATTGCAGAACGCCAAGAGAAAGAAGAGATTGAAAAGTTATCCGGAGGTTGGTGGTTATTCTAATTTAGATTTAATTATCTTTTATTTTTCTAAAATTATGTAAATTATTTTAAAATTACATAAATATTTTTATTATCTTTTTATAAAGTATAAATGGATTTATTGCCGAAAGTTGAAACAGAGTTTATTGAAGAAGAACCTGAACCACTAAAAGAAGAAATAGAAACAGACGAGGAGGATAATGTAAGTATACAAATTCAGGAGGAGATTGTACCGGAGGTTGAAAAGAAATCTGCTATACCGGAGGAGGATATCTTTGTTGAAAAGAAAACTAAAAAGAAAGAGTTAACTGTTGAACCCATAAAGAAAGAGAAAAAGAAGCGTGTTATGACAGAGGCACAATTAGAACGATTAAGAATTGGTCGTGAAAAGGGTCTCGAAAAAAGAAGGGCAGCAGCAGCAGAAAAGAAAGAATTAAAGGAATTACAAAAGAAAAAGAAACAGAAGGATATACAGAAATTAAGAGAGGAAGTATCTGACGAACCTAAACCTAAACCAGCACCAGCACCAGCACCAGCACCAGCACCTCAACCCAAATTCAATTCGATTGAAGATCTCCCTGCCGAATTATTGATTAAATTACAACAGGCAGCAATAGAAGGATATGATACCAAAAGAAAGGCACGAAAGGCACAGAAGAAAGAAGAGGAGAGTAAACAATCTGAACTTAATCATTTCAGGAATATGGTACAGAATGCAGTCGAACCCAAGCAACCTGCTCGTTATGGAGAGCAAGGATTTTTCAGTCATTTATTCTAAAATTGGAGGTGTCCCCTAAAATGTCCCAATGTCCCCAATGTCCCCAAAATCAAATGAAATATTTGTGAATTGATTTTATAGAAAATGGGTATCCCAACTTTTTTAATTTTTAGATATTGTTTCATATTTTTTTGAGGACTTTGAGGACACTTGATATATTATGTATATATAACTTTATTCTTTTCTTATACTTTATGACGCATTATGGTCATAAAGGTTAGGTGTCCCCAAAAATGAAAGGTCGAATATTTTTGAGGACACTGTCCCCTTTTTTGAGGACACCTCGATATTTTTGAGGACAGTTTCAAAAAATAATATATTTTTAATATTATAAATGACAATACCAAAAATAATTCACCAAATTTGGATTGGAGATAAACCGATACCCATAAATGCAATGAATACTGTAAAGAATTGAACCCTAATTATCAATATATGTTTTGGTGTGAAAAAACAATTGAGAACAATTTAAAGATCCACCCAAGATATAAGAGAAAGATAGAAGAACATACAGCAATATGGGGCAAGGCAGATATGTATCGATATTTAATTTTAGAACAATATGGTGGAATATATGTTGACGCTGATATGGTATGTATTGAACCCTTTGACGATTTCTTATTGAATAAAGGATTTTCTTGTTTTGAGAATGAAGTTTTAAGACCAAATTTAATAAACACTTGCTTTATGGGATATCCAAAAAATCATATCGTACCTCAAACTGCAATACAATGGATAATGGATAATAATGTAAATATTGAACAGACAAAGACAGAGAGTTGGATATTGGTAGCAGGTGGTTTGTTATCTCGTGTATATTATGAGTTAATACCTGATAAATCTGTTATGGATATCTTACCAAGTTATTTATCACAACCTGACCACCATACAGGGACAAAATATAAAGGACACGGTAAAGTATATACTGTTCACGAATGGGGGAGTACTAAAAATAATTATAATCAGATAAACAATATTAAAATACCAGCACACCACCAACAACCGAATGTATGGATAGATATCGAAATACCGAATGATATTAATGAAAAAAGATTAAAAGAAATATTAAAAGGAATAAAGAATATGGACGGACATTTCGGTATAAATATTAAGTGTGAACAAGATATACAAAAATATTTAAATTCTATGAGATTTATAAAAAATATGATTGTTATATAATATATGACATATAAAGACGATTTTAATAAAAAGTATGGATTTAAAAAAGGTCAATCTCATTCATTAAAAGATATATCAAAAATAAGTGGATATAAATTATCCGGAATAAAAACTATTTACAATAAAGGAATTGGAGCATATAAAACAAATCCAAGTTCAGTGCGTAAAAATGTTGTATCAAAAGAACAATGGGCATATGCAAGGGTGTACGCCGCCCTCAATCCTAAATCGAAAGCACATAAGATTGACAAGGTTCATTTAATCAAAAAAAAAAATAAAAAGTAAATTTATAATGTATATCAATTGTTGTTGTATTCGTATTTGTTTTTGGTTTTGGGTTAAAAAAAATAAAAAAAAATATAAATAATAATATACAATGAGTAAATCCTTAAAAATATTAAAGGTTGTTGACCCACCCAATCAGAAGATAAAACCATTACACCCAAATTTACCGGCACCAAGTTCTTGTGTATTAATGGTTATGCCGACGAAAACTGGTAAATCGACTATTATAAGCAATATGCTTTTAAACAAGGATTTCTATGGACAAGATTATTTTGATTATGTAAAGATAATTAGTAATACAATTAATAATGACCAAACTTCAAGGTTCTTAAAACAAGCATTCGATTGTGAAGACCATTACAATGACACTATGATACACGACCTTGTAAAATCACAAGCACAATATGATAGAGACGATATGCCTTCTGTGTGTTTAGTTCTTGACGATTGTCTTGGAGATAAGACAACCGCGTTAAATAATATTAGTTCAAGATACCGTCATTCAAATATACAATTGTTAATTATTAGTACACAATTATTTCGTAAGACAAGTCCAACAATTAGAGCAAATGCAAACTGGGTATTGATAGGTAAATTGACAAATGAAACTGAACTTGAAAAGATATCAGAAGAATATTCAGGTATGTTTGGTGGTGATAAGAATTTCAGAGAAATGTATAAAAAAGCAGTTAAAAATAAATATGATTTTATGACTTTAAAGTTAACAGAGAACCCTGCCGAGATATGGATAAATTTTAATGAGAAAATATATCCTCCTGAAAATATGACAGAAGAAAAAGAAGAATAATATATTCATTATTTATTTATGATAAATAAAAAAAATAATTTAATTATTATAAAATGGAATTTGTATCCGCCGATAGATCAAGAGACGCAGAGTTTATTCGAGGACTTCAAAACTACAATCAAGGAGTATTCAATAGTAATAAAGAGATTGCCGCAAAAATAGACACTACAAAAGACCAATTAGACCAAGACATATCAAATGCGAAAGAGGTTGCCGACTTGGATAATCTAAAAACCTCCGGTGCCCTTGCTGGTATAGGAGCAGGTGGAGGGGAAAAGGTTATCCGTGGTATCCAAGGTTATGATAAATATAAAGTAGCAAAAGCAGCAAAAGCAGCAAAGGCAGCAGCAGGTGGAGGTACAGAAGTTGCTGTAAGTGCAGAAGAAATTCTTGCCGGTCCAGGTGGACGGTTTACTGAATTAACACCTTTACTTGGAGACCCAAGAGCAGAAAGGGCGGCGGCATTAGGAACGCAAGGCATTAGAGATACATATAGCAGGGGAGCACGACCGAACTCCCCAGTTCGTGCTCGTCGACCTCAATCTAATTTCACAGAACAAGAACAATCTGATTTCAGAAGGGGAGTTCAAGAAAGGGCGGCAGCAAGAGAGGGAGCAGCAGGTGGAGAAGGAGCAGAAGCAGCAGGTGGAGCAAGAGGGATAGTAAAAACAGGATTAAGTGAAGCAGAACTCGTTGCAGAACAGGGTGCGGCAAAAAGTGCTGGTAAAGTTCTCGCAAAAGGTGCTGGTTATCTCGCACGAGGTGCTGGTGTTGCTGGTGCTTTGGTATCAGGGGGTTCGGCAATTGAGAGTTTAGTTTCAGGAGATAAATTTGAATGGGATAAACAGGGTGCTGAAATTGGTGGAGCATTACTCGATATATTAGGTACTGGTGCGGAGTTTATACCTGGTGGTCAATTATTTGGTGTTGGATTACAACTTGCTGGAACAGCATTATCAGGGGTCGGTACCGTTACGGAAGCATTGGAGGGAGAACCACAAAAAGAAGAAGCAATTGGAGAAGCAAAAGATTTACAAGCAAAGACACAAGCAGATCTCGAAGCACAGAGAGAAAGAGCATTAAGTGGAATAACCTCCGCCGCACAAGGTGGGGCAGCAGTTGCGAGACAAGTTCAATAATTTATTTTTTTCATAATTTATTTTTAAAAATTTTATATATTAAAGATTATAAAATGAGTAAATCTTTTTGGAAAGCAGAAAGCACAATCCCTATTGTTCAAACTTCGAAGGCAATCACTGCCCTCAATGGTCTATCTTTTGAAGGTGGACAAGAACTCCGTATTCGTGTACCTCCCACTACAAAGTTCTTTCAACCAAAAGAATGTTATCTTCAAGCAGATATTAAGTTAAAGGGTGGGACGGCAACTGGTGAAGCAACCAAACTTCAACTTGACCCTGAATTAGGTGGGCAAATTTTAATCAAGGATATTCGTATCTATACTTCGGCAGAAAAAGGTTCTGTATTACTTGAAGAAATACAGGGGTACAACTCAATGGTTTCAGTTATGAGAGATTTCGATACAAATGACAGTGAAAAGAAAAAGAGAGCACTTACAGAAGGAGCAACTATTTGGTTGCCGGATACTCGTGGTACACAGGGTACAACTCGCTCTGACGCTGCTAATATTCTTGATAATCCCTTTTTTAAAGAAGATCCTTTAACCACTACTAATAAAAGAACTGCATTTAATAATGACAGTTTTAATACTGCGAAATTGTGTCTACCATTAGAAACCGGTATATTTAGGTCTGACCGTGTATACCCCAATCTCCTCACTGGTCTCGAAATTGTTATCACTCTTGAAGACGCTGGAAAATGTATTACTCAACTTGATAGCGTTATGAGGGGTCGTCGTCTTGCCCTCAATCCAGTATTCTTATCTCGTAATGGTTCTACCGCTGGTGCCGCCGCTAATATTGCCGACGGTGATACAATTGATAGTATTCACCTTGCCGCTGATAATTCACAGACCGAACCACAGAATTGTCCTTTCTGTATTGGAGAGCGTGTTGCTATTGTATCGGCAGATAATGCTTCATTACTGACGACTGATAAAGACCTTGTAATTGCTCAAATAAATACTAATGCCTCCGGTACTGAAATTACATTTGACCCAGCGGACGCGAAGTCAACTTCTTCTGATACCTTTTCGGCAAATTCAGGAGCATATGTTGTATCTATGGCGGCAACTACAAGAGCAGGAGTATCTAATGCTAATTACAAACCAACATACACTTTAAGCAATGTTGAACTTGTTTGTCAAGAAGTTGATATGGGTGCTGGTTTTGAAAGTGATATGTTAAGAGCAATGAAAGAAAAGGGTGTAATTGTTCAAGATATTCTATCGTGTCAGAATTACAGATATTCTTCACAGGCAGGTGAAGTTGCCCTTAATATTCGTCTGCCTCTTAATAATGCAAGGGGTAAGGCAATTGTTGCTCAACCTACGGACGCGACAGTATATTCTGACAGTCAGCGAGTATCCGGAACTGGTACATATGATATCGGCGGAGACGCTGCTGATAAGACAATGAATGAAGCAGTTGCTGGGATCCGAGGCATATCTGATTTTATCAGTGATTATCAGTTCTTATATGACGGTCGCCTTCAACCTTCTCGCCCAGTCCGTTGTTCAAAGACCTCCTCTAAAACTTCGATTGACGCTCAACCATTAATTGAGACGACCAAGGCACTCGTCCAATCAGAAATTTCTGCGAAGTCCCTTGCTGCCTACAATAGCAATTGGTTGGTATCTCGTGCCCTTGCTCTCAATAAGGGTGTATATGATACTCGCAATAAAGATTTCAATATTCAAGTTAATTATTCAGGAACTACTCCAACAAAGAATAAGTTATGGAACAATTTTGTCTTTCATTTAAGAAGGGTCAATATTCGTGGAGATAGTGTTTCTGTTGAATATTAAAGTATTTGTAATTTATTTTATTATTTTTTATTTTTTAAATTTTATAATATAATTAATATTATAAAAAATGAGTAATCGATACCTTTCAATTAAACCAAGTAATTCGAATGCCTCTCAATCATACCGAGACGGACGACCGGTTATAAGTTTCACAATTGCTGAAAGTGAAAGTGTCCTTGTCCCTTCTTCTGTCCGTTTCTGTGGTAAATTTCACGCATACAAGAACTCCGCAAGAGGGAGAGTTGAAGCAGGAGACAATGTTGCAATGGATAGTCGTATTGGTATTTGGTCAGTTCTTGACCAGGTAGTCCTGTCTTCTGCGACCTCCAAGCAGACCATAGAGCATATTAGACACGCAAATCGCTTCTATTCTTCATACCTTGGATTAACCAGTTCTGAACAGTCATTAATTGGTCATTTTGGTGAGACCGGTTTGACACTCCCAAGTACTAATGGACAGAAGATTTCTGTTGTTGAAGAAGAGGGTACGAACACCAATGAGTTCTGTATACATATCCCCACCGGATTGCTTATGGGTACTTCGGCGATCCCTCTGTCTCGAACCAGTGGTATTGGAGGTCTAACAATTGACCTCCACCTCGCACCTGATAGTATGGTTCTATTTGATACTGCTGGTGACGCTTCTTCGAATGGTCTCACTGATTGTTTCTATGAACTAACCGAATGTCAGTTAGTATGTGAAACGCATACACCAAGTGCTGACGATATGGCGAAAATGGTTGATATGGGTGGATTTGAATATAATTCTATTTCAGGATATTATTCTACTATTAACTCCACCAACGCAAATATTAATTTCTCTCTTGGATTATCGAGAGTTGAAAGTGTATTTATGAATTTTATCAATAGTTCTTATCTGAACAATCTTGACCAAAACTCTTTACAAACAATCAATCCATTGACTTCTACTGGGGACATTGCGAATGTAGACCAAGTTGTATTTACAAAAGGAGGTTCTCGGTATCCTCTTGACTATAATCTTGATACTCAATATAAAGACGATACTTCTAACTTAAAGGTTGACCCACAGTTAATTCGTAATTTTATGAATGCCGTGATACCATTCACAAGTATTTCACACACCTCGATTTCACCAGTGAATACTAACAAGAGATACTCGACGAATGATAACAGTGTACTTGAAGGTGGTTCTCTGTATGGTGTAGGGGTTGCTTATGATATTATTGGTTCACCGGCAGGTGGGGACTTCTCACAGGACGCTTGGGGAGTACAAATGGATTTGGGTCTAACTGACGATAATCCGATTTCTGCATTTATCTTTGTTCACGCCAAGAATACTGTTCTATTTAAGGACGGACAGATACAGGTTGTTTCGTAAATTTAAAATCTATACTTTAATTTTTAAAACTTTTTTTAATAATTTTTATATATTAAGTTATATAAAAATGAGTATGTCTATCCCCCCAATGCTTCAACCTGGTATGATTAGTTCGAACCCTGAACAGCGTATTGATACTGATATTCTTGAACCGGTAATTTTCACCGAAAGTTTTATCAGATATGAATTACAGAATAAAGGTCTATTAAATCCTCAATCTCGTATTACATTTTCTTTAAATGGACACGGAGATCACGATAGTTTTTATCCATTAGGAGTTGGTGTTGGTTCTGTTATTGATAGAGCAACATTAAAAATTGGTGGTAAAACCATTTGTGAAATTCAGGATTTTAACTTTTATCAATCATACAAGTCAATGTTTATTGACCAGTCAGTAATTAAAGAAAGAGAGCAGTTTAATTCCGGACGGTGTATGAGCAATGCTGTTGTATACAATAAGGATAATGTTGTATCTGAAAAAGTATCGATTGATAACGGTAAGGAGTTTGTAATGAATGCAACCGATACCAATAGTGAATTAAGAACTCATACCTTTCAGCGACTACCAAAACAACCGGTTTTCTCTATAACGCTTGACGACCTATTCCCTGCAATTCGTGGTATCCAGTTGCCCCTCTTTATGCTACGGAGCGACCAGGCAGTACAACTTGAATTGACCCTTTCAAATAGTGTTGGTGAACGAGCGTCTCTATCGTCCGGCGGTGATAATGGTGGACATTCCTTCACCCTTGACCAAACTGAATGCCGTATGATTGCTGATTACACATTCCTTGACGGTGAAGAAATGAATGAATTTGCTCGTGCTAATAGTGATTTTTCATTTATGTTCCTTGAACCTCGTCTAACCAAGACGACCCTTGCTGACCAAGCGGCGGCACAGAACCAAGTAAGAAATGTTGGAGGTGCTGGACGGTTAGTATCCAAAATGTTTGTAGGTGTATCCTCTGATAAAATGAGTGTTCATTTTAGTGCGTCCGCAACCGGAGACCAAAAGACCCTATTAAATAAATATCGTGGAGTTGCCTGTGAATTAACTGGTACTCGTGCCGGAGGTGATTTGAGTTATGGTAAACTTGTATCGAATGTTAAAAAGAACGACGAGTTCTTATATCCACTTGACAGAGAAAACTCTGCCCTTCATTTCCACGGAGTTGCTGATACAGAAGGTGCTCCCCCTCATATCACTCGTGCTGAATATGCGAGAGGTGGGGATAGTTTAGTTGCTCGTAAATTTGAGGGATACCCAATGAATGGTGCGAATGAATTGACCGGTCAGTTCTTCTACAATGCTTATCGTA